TTCGACGGCAAGCGCATCGAACAGCTCGATCGCAAAGGTATGGTGAACAACAAGTTCAACGCCTTCATCATGCAGAAGCTCGAAGCGGCCGGCGTGCCGACCCAGTTCGACAAACTGCTGGGCGACAATGAATGCCTGGTGAAGAAGCTCGACATGATCCCGGTCGAATGCGTCGTGCGTAACTACGCTGCCGGCAGCCTGGTCAAGCGTCTGGGCGTCGAGGAGGGCATGAAGCTCAATCCGTACACCTTCGAACTGTTCCTCAAGGACGACGCCAAGGGCGACCCGTTCATCAACGAATCCCACGTCGTGGCATTCGGTTGGGGCACCGCCGAGCAACTGGCGCGCATGAAGGAACTGTCGCTCAAGGTCAACGAAGTCCTGAGCAAGCTGTTCGACGACGCTGGCCTGCTGCTGGTCGACTTCAAGCTTGAGTTCGGCGTGTTCAGCGACGGCTCCATCGTCCTGGGCGATGAGTTCAGCCCGGACGGCTGCCGCTTGTGGGACAAGGACACCAAGAAAAAGATGGACAAGGACCGCTTCCGCCAGGGCCTCGGTGATGTCATCGAAGCCTACGAAGAAGTCGCCGCTCGTCTGGGTGTACCGCTTTAATCGACGCAAGCATCTGATAGCACGGAAAAAATTTCGTTTGGGGGGTTCGCAACCAACGAAAGTGTTGTTATGATGCGCGCCGTTGGAGAGATGCCAGAGTGGCCGAATGGGACGGATTCGAAATCCGTTGTACCTTCACCGGTACCTAGGGTTCGAATCCCTATCTCTCCGCCATTATTGAACAAGACGAAGCCCCCGTAATCATTGATGATTACGGGGGCTTTTTCGTTTATCAAGTTTTGGTTAGGGCAAATTTAGGGCATAAAAGGCTTCTGTGAAGCCGTCTCAGGCGGCTATAGGCCATCCGTTTAACGGCCGTGGCACTTCTTGAATTTTGTTCCGCTGCCGCACCAGCAGGGCTCATTGCGACCCGGAGTTCGTGCCGGGCGTTGAGCTAACGCGGACGATGAGGTCGTCAGTTCAATAGTCCGGCAGCTCAGTGCTGCCGCGTCCGCTTTTATTGCATCCGAAGTCATCTGCTCACGCTGAATCCAGTACGTCGTTGCATGGGAGTACTGACCCTGATCACTTACTCCAAAAACGATCAGCATGACCTTCTCGACATCGAGGGATTCGGCTGCGACTTGTGCTTTGAACTGAGCGGCTGAGATGTCAGGAGTATCGCCACTGCGATGCATCCAAAACAGCATTCCCACGTCAACGCGTACTGCAAAATAACGGTATTTATGCTGACGAAGGCTCCTTCTCAAAGGTTCAAGCTGCTGAGCCAAGTTTGTGCGACCTTCAAAGCTAAAATCACGCAGACGGTTATCAGCCTCAATCCAGCCAGAAGCTCGAGTCACATTTAGAGCTGCGAGTAACCTTTGGAGTTCGTCTGGAATATCTTGTCTAGGTGGCTGCTTTTTTTCCCAATCGTGGGTGCTGAAATAATCATCCACAATGGAGCTCATACCATCCATGGTAATTAGGGTTGCACCTTCTTTCAGTTGTCGACGCACGGTTTGGCAGAAGCGATTATTCTCAATGTATGACCCTAGATGATCGAATTCGTCAAATAGGAATACCTCTTTGATCCCTGCAGCTTCCTGACGAATGCTTAAATAATGGATTAGCGCTCCGGTACCAGGAAGGAAACGGTTGAGTACGAGCAACTCATCGATGGCTACAGATATAAATGGATGTTTGCCCAAAATGGGGCTTATCCCTGTCAGCTGTTTGCTGCCAGTGGAGAAAGGCGAATAAGACTCTACTGTCAATCCTATGGGTAGTACTAGCCAGTAGTCGGCAAGACGGATTCTAGCCACCTCTTCGTACCGGCCATCCTTGAATTCGTATATTGGCACTTCGTCCGCTGAAGCGAGGTACTCAATGAACCGCTGACATTGATCGTAGGCTTTCACGACCAAGTCACGCACTGCCCTTGCGTGGCGCTCGAAACTCTCGGCGGGTGAAGCAATGGTCGCGGCTGCGCCTGACTTCGCCTCAATTACAGCTAGTACTCCATCGAGCATGACCAAGGTGTCGTTTTCGAACCACTTACCATTGCGACGGTAATAAACCTCGTTCAAAATTTTTGCGCCTTTTAGCTGGCGACCAAAAATTTTTACAAATGAGCTTTCACTCCATTCCTTCTGGTTTTGTTTAAATTTTTCGGAATATCCGGGATCTCGAACTAAAAGGTTGTAAAGAATCGCTCGGTACGCGGCATCACGGGCAAAACTTGGATCGGTTAGGTAATGAGCTCCATCTAATTTGATCAGCGGTTTTTTGCGTGCGGGCAGCGTACGAAATGGAGTTCCTGAGTAATCTCCAGGAGCATAGAACTCTGTTTCTTCAGCCAACTCGTATGAGAGATCATCTAAAAGAATATCCGGGAGTTTGGTATGTTGCCGGGCGTTGCAGATGCCCCCTTGAAAAAGATCAACGAATGCAGCGCTGGCGGAGTCGGCCTCTTCCGCACGCTCGGCTCTCCAATGCTTCATGCCTTCTTCCATTGATTGTCCGCGAGATTGCACAAACTGTTGTGCATTATTCATGGAGCTTTCAATTGCACGAGCGGCCTTGTCGTGCCCCATGCGTATTGAATTGGCTAGCTCTTGTATGCCGATTGCTACCTCGTCAGCCCCTACGCCATAGGTCTGTAGAAGGGCGTCATTGTGTGGTTCAAGGGCGAAGCTAAAAAACTCTTCCTCCAATACCTGGTAGCGTCCTCCTCGAATCAATACCCACGTGGTTAGGGCATGAAACATGAGATCCTTCGTTCCAGGTCCATACTCGGTTTCGGAGGTTTCCGAGGCGATCAGCATCGTAGCGATCATTGATGCCATTCTCAGCTCCGCGGCGACGAGAATGATCTCCGCGCAGATAGCCTCATTGAGTGCGGTATCGACTTGCAGCGGAGTCGTAGCCAACACGGCATGAACGTATTCAAGAAGGAATTGGGCTTCATCAACGTTAAGCTTTGCTAAAGATTTTGCCGTCTTGTTTGGTGCGTCTTCGTTAGACCTCGTGATTCCGCCAAATAGTAGACCTGCGTAGATATAACCCAGCAAATCCTTGGGAGGTTGAGTCGTAATCAGTTGCCGCAACCTCAGCGCCAAAGTTTTCAGATCGTTCAACGCTTCTGATACGTGTGTTTCAGAAAAAGCATTTTCACTTGAACTCATGGCGACGATCCTTGGCAACGTTCGAAGATCAGAACATTACATCAATTTATCGCAGGCCATATCGGGCCTATGTTCAATCTGTTCTGAATCCCAACATCTTCGAGACGATACCCGCCATGCTCTTCGTGTCCTTCGGTATCCATCTCCCGTAGTGCTTTCGTACCATCGTTGTATCGGCGTGCCCTAGCTGCCTAGCCACCCATTCGACCGGAACGTAGCTCGAAAGCATCTGGCTGGCAAAGGTGTGGCGACATTGGTTCGCCCCGCGATGACGGACTTCCGCCTTTTTGAGATGAGCGGTGAACCAGTTGCTCAATGTCTTGCCGCTCCAGAGTAAGCCGCTGGTGGAACTACGGAAAAGGAACTTCACTTTCACTTTCTTGGAGGTGATGTTGTCGCGTTGGATAACCGTGATCTCTTCGGCTTGTGCGTCCTTGGCAGCAGCCACAATCTCCCGCATAAGTTCGAGGGCAGGGTCTATCAGCTCAACGACTCTTACCCTTGAGCGTTCCTTGGGAACTTTGAATTCTCCTACGACCAGTGCCCGCCGGATGTGTACCAGGCCGGCTTGGAGGTCGACGTCTTCAACAGCCAGTCCGATAAGCTCGGACAGAGACAGACCGGCCCAGCAGTTGAACTCAATCATTCGGGCATCAGCTCGCCGGCCGGGGTCCGCTTTACCAATCAACTCGATCTCGGTGCGACTGAAGGGGTCAGCATGCTCAAGGTCGACGTCTGCCCCGACGTTGCTGATTCGGTCGAGCGGGTTGGCTTTTAGTATTCCGTCACCGAATGCGTCGGCCCAGACTCCGCGAACGACAGTGAAAATGTCGTTCACTGTCTTCGGAGCCAAGCCTTGCTTCAGCAGCTGCGCTTGAAACAACTCGATGTCGCTCTTGCTGATATCGACGATCCGACGCTTACCGAATTTCTTCTCTACGTGTACTGCTTTGCTCACGTAGTTTACGACGGTGCTTGAAGCTTTAAGCGCGCGCTGAACCTCTAACCAGCGATCAATACCTTCCTTCACTGTACGCTTTAGCGAAGGGCCGCCAGCGCCTGTGAACATTGCAGCCCTGGGCGATTTCGGAAAATGTGCCGCGTAGTCGAAGCGACCCTCTTTGATTTCAGCGAGGATGGTCCGACGCTTGTTATCCGCATAAGCGATAGCGGCCTTGTTTACTTTTGAGATTCCTTCCAGTGGTTCCCGGCACCGTTGGCCGTTGAAGATGAACCAGATGCGCAACTGCTTGCCGTTCATCTCAACGCCGGTCGGCATCTTATCGATCATGGTTTCCCTTCCATCCAGCGCTCAATGGCTGCGCGGTTGTAGACGATTACGTTGGCCGGGTCATAACGCCAGTGTTTGCCTTCAAGCCACAGGCCTCGGGTGCGGTACTTGCGGACTGCTTCGGTGCTCAGGCCGAAAACTGGGTACAGCAAGTCTTGCCGGAACCAGGCGCCGGGTGTGATGTGGAAGTCGATTTTTTCTGCTGCACTCATTGTGATTTCTCCGCTGCTCGCCGGGCGATACCTTCGGCTTGGCGCTGCTTGCTGCATTGTTGATGGTTGCCATGTGCCCGCGAGGTGTTGCACTTGTCGCAGATGGTTTGTAAGTCGAGAGGTGGCATTTGCCCTCGGCGAATTCGGACCGTTCGGCGGAGCGCTATCATGAAGTCACCGGAGCGAGAAGAGCTGCCATGGCAAGCGCTTTATCACGTAGCTCAATCGTGTCTCTTTCGAGTTTTTTGCCTGTGCGGAAGGCGGCAAACGTCTCGGCGGCAATCCGAAGCTTCTCGGCGATGTCGAGTAGCGCCTGACGTTCGGTTTCGCCGAGGGCCAGTCCTCCTTGAAGGAGCTTGCTGAATCGCGCGAGGCGGGCGTGGTCAGCCTTAATGAAGTCAAGGGAAGCCTTCAATTCGCGAATGGTCTTTGCGCTTTCGGCACGCTGGATCGCATCGCTTTCTTTCATGCCTGCGGACATACCGTCGTTATGCCCAATGAAATAACCGGCCCAGACAAGTAGGCCGGCTAAGACGACCAGGGAGATGAGTGCGTATATTTGAATTGCAGTCATGTGCTGTGTACCTCAGTAGATCCCTCCGCCGGGATACTTGGTGAGAGGCCGGCGGAGGGGGGGGGAAGGGTGGTTAGCCCAAGTTGAAATTGCCGATAGTCAATTGCGCGCCGCCCCCGACTTCGTGCTGCACGACTTCCTTGAACTCTTGTGCCAAGTCTTCGCGAAGCTGTTCTTCTCCAATCCAGCGCAGGCGTAGCAGGGGTTTGTCCCCGCCAGTGAGAACGGCTACACGCAGGCGGATGATCTGGACTTTCAGCCCTTCATATGGCTCGACGGTGAACAGGAATTCAGCAGGCAACCCTTCTGAGGACTTGGCCTCAATCTGGTCCATCGCTGAACGAGAGGCGCTTAGGTCGCCGACGATGTGTTCGCTCTTGCGTGCTTGCTCGATGCTGATGGAGCGGATGGCGCTCGCGGCTTTACGCAAATCGATGGGGCTGTCATCGGCTGCGAGAGCTTGGAGATTCGATGCCCAATCCTCGATCCAGTCGCTGAGTTCTTTCTGCGCGAACTGAATGGAGGCTGCACGTTCCAGCGCCCGGAAGGCAGCCGTTTTTCTCAAGTTCAAGGTGGCGGTGAAGTCGCCGTGCCCTGGTGACGTGGTGTCGCCCAGGTTGAAAATGACTGTGCACGACATTGCTTCGGCGTCCACAAAACCAGACGCTACAACCTCGGCACTTTGCGTCATTACGTAATTGCCGAAGTCCAGCAGCGAGTGGGTAGTGAGCGCGCCGCGGAACCGGCTACGAGCGGCTTGAAATTTCTCGATGCTGTGGATCTTCTGGTCAGACGGCAATACCAACGCTGGGGTGAAAGTATCCAGCGGCTTGGCATAGGCCAGAACGGCGGTGTCCTGAATCAATTGAATTGCTTTGGCTTCCATTGAATCGACTTCCTTTGGTGAGAGGTTTTGAATCGAACGGTTTAGGACTTCGCGTGAATCGGTGCGTCGTCGCGGTTGAATAGCTGACCGGCGCGGGGGGCTTCGGCGAACAAAGTCAGGCGACCTCCCTCATTGACGTGCATCGGGGTATCGAGGGTGGTGTCCTCGGTACGGCTGCCGCGTTTGGTAGGCACCTTGTAGGCGAGCTTGTGATTGACGGTAACTTGATGACTGTTGGCGATCTGCTTCAAGGTGAAGGTCAGGGTGACCGAGCCGACCTTGCCGTTATCAACAACTCCCGATGCCACTTCAGAAAGGGCGTGACCGATCTGATTGGCGAAGACGCCTGCGTTGAGTTCGCCGATGAATTCGGCCGTATCCGTAGGTTTCATGTGCTGTGCCTATTGATGTGCGATTTGTTGGCCTCTGGACGGCAGAGGCGACCGTTGAAATCAAGCCGCTTGCTTCGCCGCTTGGGCGTCGAGGAACTCGGCCAGGTCGTGCAGGTACACCACTCGTTGAGCGCGAGCCGACCCGTGCAGCCGCTTCACGACCAGCGCGATCCGACCTGCCTTGATCTCGGCCAGTAGGTAGCGGTCGGTGCGAATGTGTGCGAAGTACTGTTCCCGAACAGCGCCCAAGGTCGGGCATGGAGTAGCGAACTGACGTCGCAATTGTTCAAGTGTGTTGTTCACGCTGCGTTCTCCCCGAACCCCTCCGATGGGGGCAGCAACTTGAGGCGAATCAGCTCGGCGAGGCCTTCCTTACTTTTGCCCATTGCAGCCGCACAAATGTTGCCCTTGGCGTCAGCCACTACCGCGCCGAATGGGTACTCAGGCGAGTTAGTCGGCGTAACGTAGGCGACTTGCCCGTCAAGGATCACGTTGTTGACGCAGCGGAATACCTCGGCCAGCTCGGTGCTTAGTACGGGCATGCTTTCCAGTAATTGGATGGCTTCCGTCGAGGCGCCAACGAGCGTTGCGCGGCTGACTACCCCCGGGCAGTTCAAGTAGATCGGGATCAGCTTCAGGGCGCCGAGGGCTTGCGTGTAGGCATTGAGGTTGTTGGTTTTCATGCAGCGGCGTCCTTTTTGGTAATGATGATTCCTAGCTTTTTGGCCAGCCATTCGATCCCTTCTTCCTTCACCATCACCACGGAGTAATGACGGCACTTGTTGAGAGACGGAATCACGGTGCTACGCGGATCCGAATACAGATAGCCGCGATCACGGTGCTGGCTGGCTAGATCGCCACTGCTGTTGAGAATGCCCAGCTCGCGCAACCTGGTGCGGAAGGCGCGGGGCTTGAGTCCGAGCAATGCGGCGGATTCGTCCAGGGTGCGGTTTGTCATAACGCTGCCTCAGGCCGCCGCAGCACGGGTGTGCAGGGTGTCCACAATATGGTTTAGGTTGGTGAACAACTCTTCGAACGGCCCATCATTCGGCAGCCAGATATCTCCCGGCGCGCGCACGACACCGTTTTCACTGCTGTGCTGGTTGACGGTGAGAGCAGCTATCCGCTCCATGTGAATCACCACGCCGCCACGCTTACGGATGAAGTCCGCTTCGTTTTCGAACCGCACGTCGCTGACGACAAAGCCGCGTGTTTCGTCGTGGGTGCGAGCGAGTAGGTCGAGGTTCTGTTCCGCAAGCAGCAGCCAGAGTTCGGGATGCACGTTGGTGCGACCCCACTCGGTGCCAAGTGATTGCATTAACTGGCGAGGGGATTTGCCGAGCCATGGCAGCGGCAGTTCCTTCTGCGCACCGTCGAAGTCGCAAGGACTCAAGTTGAGGATGTGCATCAGACCGTCACGCAGTGGGTCAGCGAACGCGTAAGCCTGGAATCCATGCTGGCTTACCAGATGCTGCGCGGCGGTGTCTTTACCAGAGCGGGCGACGCCAGCGAGACCAATTAATAGAGGCTTCATGCTGCATCACCCCCGAACGGTCCGCATTCGTGAGTGATGACATTCACTTTTGCCGGTGCTAAGCGAGAGCCAGGAGCGACGATTACCAGTAGGCCGGTGCGTTTTTGAATCTCTTTAACGGCTTCTGGGTTAGTGCAAGCTGATGGGTGTAGGTACACCGGGCAACGAGTGTTGCTGTGCTGTGTTGTTTGCATGTTCGTACTCTTTGGTGAGAGATTTACTGTGCAAACGATACAAATACGTATTGATTCAGTCAATACGTATTTGAATTGAATTTTTCACGATGCAAAAAAAACCCACATCGCTGCGGGCCTTTTTTTGGGTTATGTATTAGAAAATTTCTAGCTTCGAAAATACTACGCCACAAATGATTGCGTCGGCCCCTAACTCAATGATCGGCTCTGGCCATGCGGGATTCAGCGGTTTCAGAAACCGGCGGCTGCCCTCCATCACCAATTGTTTGAAGGTCGCTTCTTGGCTATCCATGAGTTTGGCAATCACAAGAGAACCATTTTCCGCGTCTTTCGCGGGATCAACAAAGATGATGTCTCCGTCTCGAAAGGATCGACGTTCATGTTGATTGAACATGGATAGACCACGTACTCGCAGGGCATAGCTTTGGCTGCTATGAGAAGCGGCGCAAGGCAGCCATATCTCTGCGTCATCAAGGGTCCTAACGTCTTCGATCTCACACCATGCGCCGGCCTGAACCCATGAGATGAGAGGGACGTAGCCTTTAATAGCTGGCCCAGGTTCAACGTTCGTCTCATTCGCAGATGGCGCGCCCTGATCAATCATCGGGTCTTTGTGTTCGCCTCCCTTCCAAAGCCAGTTGCTACTGACCTTCAAAGCTTTGCTGATCTTTTCGATATTTTCATGGCGTGGGCTGGTTACCGCGTTCGTCACAATTCTATGAATCGTCGGTTGCGGAACGCCGGAGCGCCGGCCGAGTTCGCCTTCTGACAGTCCCAATTCCTGCATGCGTTGGGCGATGCGGTCTCCGATCACTTTTTCTCTGCCTTGATTCAAAAACGTATCGCCGAGTGTATTGAATCATTCAATACGTTTGTGTATTGTGGCGACCAATGCGAAAGCGCATCGGTGAACGATATGACTATCCAAGAAATGCTTGCGGAGCTGCTGCGGTCTGGTTTGTCCCAGAGAGTTATTGCAGATCGCGTAGGAACAACACAGCCGACCATTAATCGCGCCGCGAAAGGAGCAGATGTCCGGTACGTAACGGGTAAGGCAATCGAATGCCTATACACCCAAGAGAAAGAAGCGGCCGATCTAAAGTCAGCAGCTTAAAAGGTGCTGAGCTGGGGCCTCTCACCAAAAAATCCCCCAGCCCAGCTACGACGATACACAGCACATGCACATCGGTCGTAGTCGTAGGATAGGGTTTACCCTGAGCTATGGCTACACCGTAAACAGGGGATTTACGGTTATGAGTCGCACAGATCTTTTGCCGGACGCTGGTCCGGTGCTGCCACTACGCCAAGCGATTTATCGCGCTGGTCGTGACTACAAGGGCGGAATCACCGCCCTTGCCTTTGACATGGTGTTGGACAACGACACCCTCCAGAAGAAACTCAAGCTCGATGAAGAACGCCGCTGGCTGAATCCAGATGAGCTTGAGGAAGTGATCAGGCTGACCGCTGATCCACGCTTGCTGGACGCATTGATGCGTCCAGCAGGTGCGGTTTGGTACCGGCCCGTGCCCGTACCGGCAACCCGTGATGCCTTGAAAGCGGTTGGTAAGCTACTCGGGGAAACCGGTGAGTTCGTGGCCAAGATGCACGACGGAGCGGCGGACAACGTCTGGGAGCTTCATGAAGTCGTGGATCTCGAAAAGCACGGAATGGATGTGATACGCGAAGTCCTTGGAATCATGGCGGGCGCTCGTCAGGCGATGGAGGATCGCATCAATGGCTGATGATATCGACCGCGCAAACGAGCAGGCGCAATACCTGCTTGATGTTGCTATTCATCGCAGTCGCCGCGTGCCATCGAGCCGCGTTAGCGCGCAGTTCTGTGACGACTGCGACGAACCAATCCCGTTGCTTAGACAGCAGAAGGTTGAAGGTTGCGAGACCTGTGTCTCTTGTCAGGAGTTGCGGGAGGCCCGGCGATGAGTGAGTCGGGCAAAGGAACAGCCATCGCTACATGGGCAAAGCGTTACATCAGTACTTTTGACTTGGCACTCGTATCGATTGATCCAGGTGAAAAGGCTCCGAAAGGCCTAGGGTGGAATAAGCCCGGAGGCTATATCACCGACGCCAACACGGCCGAGGCGTTCTGGCAACGAAACCCAAATCACAACCTTGGCGTCGTGCTGGGGCCGAGCCGCGTTTGTTCACTGGATGTTGATGACGTTCAATGGACGCGACATGTTCTGTATGAACTGTTGGGCCTTGACCTTGATGCGATGGCAGTAGTGTTCCCGACTATCGTCGGGAATCCGCTGCGATTCCGGGTGGTGTTCAAGGTGCCGGAAGGCATCGAACTCACGCGTCATTCACTTTCATGGCCGAATGAAAAAGACCCGGACGGTTCTATTTTCAAACGGTTGATGGACAAGGCTAAGGTTGCGAAAGAGCAGGGTGATCTTGGCGCAGAAGCTGCTGCACGAACCGAAGCCGAGCCGTTCAAACGTTTCACGGTCTTTGAACTACGTGCGGGATTGGTGCAAGACGTATTTCCACCATCAATTCATCCCGGTACCGGCAAACCTTACATCTGGAAAACCGCTCCAAATGCTACTGACGGGCTGCCGAGGCTGACCAACGAGCTGCTTACCATTTGGCAGAATTGGGAGTTTTTTAAGCGAGATGCTGAAGCTGCGTGTCCATGGGCGATTGTGCCACCAAAGCCACCGGTCAAAACCCAAAAGCGTCCTGCACTCGGTGGCGGCAAACAGCCCTCGGTAATTGATGAATTCAACCGTTGTCACGATGTTGCGGAGCTTCTTCGTGCCCATGGATACATCAAGCGAGGCAATAAGTGGCTGTACCCTCAAAGCAGCACCGGTCTGCCAGGGGTGACGATCAGTGAGGACAAGGTTTATTCGCACCACGGTGCTGACCCTCTCGCGAACGGGCATCAGAACGACGCCTTTGAAGTGTTCTGCTTACTCGAGCACGGTGGCGACCAGTCGAAGGCTGTGAGGGATGCTGCGCGAATGTTGGGCATGCAATACGCCGCCCGTCCAGATCCGAATGATCTTCCCCCCACCCCATCCGGTGAATTGAGCGGGCCGATCTCCGACGAAACATGCCCGTCCAGCGAGGCCGCTCCTGCTCCTGACGGGGGGGCGGGGGAGGTCATAACGTTGGATCACATTCTGCGTCGTTTTGCGTTGGTCGAGGGCACCACGCACGTGTGGGACTGCGACCAATCGAAGGTAATGAAGAAGTCCGCCTTCGAAGCTCGCGTGGGCAAGCCTCTGGCCAAAGCCTGGTTGGACGACACCGGAAAGAGGCTGATTTCTGACGACCATGTTCGCGAGATCGAGCAGGCGCGCCGCATGGCTGGGAAGAAAGGCGGTGCATTCGGGATGTCTCCAACCGATCGCTACGTTTACATCGATGGCACCAAAGACGTTTGGGATCGGGAAAAGAAGCGGCGTATAGCCGAGGGCGCGGTGAAGATGGCGCTGGGTGACACTTACCCGCTGTGGTTGAACAGCAGTGAGCGCCGCACCGTCGATGTTGAACACATCGTGTTTGATCCGACCATGACGAAGGATCCTGCGGTGTACATCAATACCTTTGACGGGTTGCCGCTTGAGCCAGTCAGGGATGATGCAGCGTGTGCCAACCTGCGTTGGCTGATTTCTTTTCTTTGTAACCACGATGAAGCTGCAACCGATTGGCTAACTCGCTGGCTGGCGTATCCGCTGCAACACCTCGGCGCCAAGATGGATACCGCTGTGTTGATGCATTCGATCATGGAAGGTTCGGGCAAGAGCCTTTTGTTCGCTGACGCACTCGGCATGCTTTACGGCCAATACGCGGCGACTGTTGGTCAGACGCAATTGGAAAGCAGTTTCAACGCGTGGCAAAGCCGCAAATTGTGGTCGGTATTTGAAGAGGTCGTCAGTCGCGATCAACGTTACAACCAGGTGGGCAAGATCAAGCACTTGATCACTGGTAAAACGGTGCGGATGGAGTCGAAATTCATTAATGGCTGGGAAGAAGCCAACCACATGAACGCGGTGTTTCTCAGCAACGAGATTCTTCCGTGGCCAATCAGCGACAGTGATCGACGAATGCTGGTCATGTGGCCTATGGAGACCCTGCCAGTCGCAAGGCAAAAGGCGATTGGTCGTGAACTGGAGCAGGGTGGGGTGGCGGCGCTCTACGGTTGGTTATTGTCGGTCGATCTAGGGGACTTCAACCAGCGTACGCGGCCGCCATCGACCGAGGCGCGTGAGCGTTTGGTGGCCTTGAGCCGGGCCGGCTGGCAAACATTCTTGCATCTGTGGAAGTACAGCGAGCTGGGGCATGGGCTTTGGGGACCGTGTCTATCGACCGACCTCTATTCGTTGTTTCTCGAATGGTGCCAGCGCAACAAAGAGCACGTGATGAGTCAGACCAAGTTCTCTCTATTTATCAGTTCCGAAGTGGATAAAACGCGGGCGATACCTTGGACTGACGGCAATAACCGTCGCTTCGGCGCGTTTTTCTTTCCTGTGGATCTGGATGCTTCCCCGCCCCCATCACTCAAGGCGGCAGAGCTGGGCAAGCAGGTGGAGAACTGGCGGGCGAAGGCTAAGCTGGCGGGCTGGCACGTGGACAGCTGGGATCACATCAAGGCGCTTGCAGCATGACTATTTTCAAAAGTGTGTTGGGTGTGTTGAGTGTGTGTCGGGTTGATTTTGAATACCCCACACAATTTGAGTGCCCTAATCACATGCCTTCGCGGGTGTTGTGTGGGGTGTGTTGGGTTTTGTGTCGCGCACGCGCATGCATGACGTTCTTTGCATCGAATTCAATAGAAGGATTTTTTTCTTATGCGAAGACTAATAAACCCAACAAACCCAACAAACCCAACACACTCAACTCAAGTACGATTAAAGCATTGGATTTAAAGGGATTTATTTGTGTTGGGTTTGTGTCGGGTTGTGGTTTTTCTGTGTTGGGTTCGGTTTTGCGGGGGGCAGGGCTGTGATTGAGTCAATGGAGTTGTTGCTGAAACATTGGGGCGAGCAATGCCGACAAGGCGGTGAGGCTGGTGGCATGGGCAGCCCGATGGCCACGATCATGGAGTGGGGCGGCTGTGCGCCGCGCGGCACGCCCGGATCACGGATCCTTCTTGGCGGTGGCGCAGGTCCAGATGCAGTTGCTCAGGAAGTTGGTGCCGCTCTTTCCGAGATTGCCCGTCAAGATGGTCGGGGTGAGAGGCTGCAACAGTTGGCAGTTTTGCGTTATGGCTTTGACCCTGCGCCGACATGGGCGGCGCAGATGCATGAACTTGGTTACGTCTCAAAGGCGAAGCAAACCTACTACGATCTTGTGCACCGCCTTCATGTCCGACTCTTTGAGGTGCTGGCCGAGCGCAAGGACGCACGTAAGTGGCTGACCGTTGGTCGGGGCGCTTTACCTCAAAGTCTCCTCAAAGTTGCGTCAAAGTTGCGTCAAGTTGGATAACCGAAAATGCCCCCTTTTCGGTTCCGTACTCAGGGGGTAAAAAGTCCCCACGATATGGATTCTGCGCCTTGGCGCTTCCCCGAGCACGTGCTGTGCACTTCGTCCTGGCGTATGCCGCGACATTGAAAACCCTGCCCTCCGGCGGGGTTTTCTTTTTTGTGTTCGGCATGCTCCTTCACTTGAGGCACAACATGACAAATGAGCAGCAAGCGCTGGCAGAAATGCCGATCTGGTTGGTGATCGTCCTGGCTCTGGTCGGCGGCGTATCCGGTGAGATGTGGCGAGCAGACAAGGATGGTGCCCGTGGCTGGGCGCTGATGCGTCGGCTTGCGCTTCGATCCGGTGCCTGCATTGTCTGCGGAGTCTCGGCAATGATGCTGATGATCGCGGCGGGTATGTCGCTCTGGACGGCGGGCGCCTTGGGTTGTCTCACGGCAATGGCCGGTGCAGATGTTGCCATTGGCTTGTACGAACGCTGGGCTGCCAAGCGGCTTGGCGTGTGCGATGTCCCGCCGAATGGCAGCGGACCAGCCTGAAACCGCCGGGGACCCTGGGGTTATTCGGAGGGTACGGGGTCGGAAACCCGCAGGAAACTGTTAGCCGCAGGCTTCCCAGCTTACTGAAATTTCAATCATTGAAATCTTGAAAGGATTCATTGAAATACGTTGAAAAAGGAGGGCTCATGACAGAACCAACCTACCTGTCAAAGAGCGCCTTCGCGGCTCGGCTCGGCAGGTCGCCGAGCTACATCACTTGGCTGAAAGACAACAACCGGCTGGTACTTTCGCCGAATGGTAAACAGGTTGATGTACATGCCACCGAAGCGCTGATTCGCGACACCGCAGACCCGAGCAAGGCCGCTGTTGCCGAACGACACCAACAGGACCGGATTCAGCGCGACGTTTACAGCCAACTATCCAGCCAGGCCGAGCCGACTTCAACGGCTGCGCCGCCGCTCACGATTACACCTGCGGGGCAGCTCCCCGACTTCCAGAAGGCCCGGGCACTGCGCGAGCACAACTTGGCACAGCTCGCCGAGATCGAGTTGCACAAGGCCAAGGGTTCGCTGGTTGCCCTCTCGGCGGTGCAGTCCGGCGCTTACAACGCCGGTCGCATGCTGCGCGATCAACTGCTGGGCATGCCGCCGCAACTGGCTCCAGAACTGGCGTCGATGACCGACCCTTGGGAAATCGAAAAGCACCTCACGGCGGCGATCCGCCGCTCGCTTGAAGACGCAGAACGCATATCTTCAGCGGATCTTGAACACGCACTGACCACGAGTTAAGCCCATGCCCACGGAAATTCCCGACGGTGCAGAGGTGTACCGCGAGGCGTATTTCCGTGGGCTACGGCCCGACCCGGATGTCTGGATCGATCAGTGGGCCGATGAGTACATGCGAATCCCGCGTGACACCGGCGCCGCTGAGCCGGGCCAGTACCGCACCTCGCGTACACCGTATGCCCGCGAGCCCATGCGGTGCCTATCGCCGGCTCACCCCTGCAAGCGCGTGATCACCATGGTCGCGTCGCAGCTAATGAAAACTCAGATCGGCCTGAATTGGATTGGCGGCCTAATGCACATGGCACCGTCGAATATCCTGGCGTTGCTGCCAAGCCTCGGCCTGGCCAAACGGGTGTCCTCGCGCATCGGCAAAACGATCAAGGCAACGCCGGTGCTACGCGAACGCGTGGCGGCCAACCGCTCGCGGGATTCGCGCAACACGATGGACACCAAAGAGTTCGAGGGTGGCACGTTGTACGTCACCACCGCCGGATCGGCCGCCAACTTGTCGGAGCTGTCGGCTCGCTACGTTTACGGCGATGAAATTGATCGCTGGGAAGTCGATATCGGCGAGGAGGGCGACCCCATTGAACTGGCGGAAACCCGGGGCAGTACCTTTGGCCGTAACGCCAAGTTCTACTTCTCCAGCTCGCCGACGATCAAGGGCGCCTCGCGAATCTCCGACCTATTCGACGGCAGTGACCAGCGTCATTACTACGTGCCGTGCCCGTACTGTGGGCACATGCAGGTGCTTGAGTGGGAGAACCTTCTTTACTCGGCCGACTTCAGCGTAGTGCATTACAAATGCGCGGCGTCCGGGATGGACTGTGATGTACTGATTGATGAGTACCACAAGGGTGAAATGCTCGCCAAAGGCGAGTGGCGCGCTCATGCCGAGGGGGACGGCGAAACGGTGGGTTTCCACCTTAACGCGTTGTATTCACCGCTTGGTTGGATGGATTGGAAGTCGCTGGCCAAGCAATTCGAGAAGGCGAAAAAGGCCCAGGCCAAAGGCGATCTTGAGCCCATGCAGGTGTTCTACAACACCCGTCTGGCGAAGGTTTGGGACGCTGCTCAAGAGCAGACCAAAGCCGACGTTCTGAGGCAGCGCGCGCGGTTGGAAGGCTACACCCTTGGCTCTCTGCCGGCGGCGGTGATGATGATCACCGGCGCCGTTGACGTTCAAGCCAACCGGCTGGAATTCATGGCCATGGGCTGGGGCGTCGGCATGGAGCGCTGGGTCGTTGATTTCCAGATAGTTTCGGGTGATCCCGCAGACGAACGCACCTGGACGGCGCTGGACGAATTGCTCAAGGCCAAATATCGCCATCCGTGCGGTGTCGGTCTGGGCATTCTTGCGGTGGCCGTTGACTCCGGTGGTCACCACACCGATGAGGTCTACCAATTCTGCCGCGTTCGTCGCTGGCGGAATGTTTTCGCCATCAAGGGGGCGAGCAAACCCGGCAAACCGGTAATTGCTCAACGCCCGTCCATGGTCGACGTGACTTGGAAAGGACAGACCGAACGCAACGGTGCCGAGCTTTGGTTCGTCGGTACCGATACGGCGAAGGACTGGATCTACAACCGCTACCCGTTTGAGTCCGGGCCGGGCGCGTTGCACTTCGCAAATGACCTGCCAGACGACTTCTTCGACCAGTGCGTAGCAGAACGCAAGGTCGCCCGTTATGTGCGTGGCCACAAGCGCATCGAATGGGTGAAGGGCAAGGCCGAGCGCAACGAAGCGCTCGATCTGATGGTGTATTGCCTCGCCATGGCGCATTACCTGGGCCTCCACCGATATAAGGAACACGACTGGGAGCGCGTGCGTCAGTCCTTGGCGCAGTCCGGACTGTTTGACGAAGCGCCTGGCATCAAGCCCGTTCAAGGTGAACGGATCGATAGTCTTGGCCCGGCTCCCCCTGTTCGGCCCCCGGCTTCACCACCCGTTGTTCCGGTCGTGTCACCGCGTCCAGCAGCAACACCACCTCAACGCCGCAGCTCCACCAGCGGCTACCTGAAGAGACGCTGATATGTCATTTACCCAGAAGCACCTCGACGCGGTTGAGGCGGCCATTGCTCGCGGTGAAAAAACTGTGCGCTACACCGACCGCACCGTGGAGTACCGCACCGTCGATGAACTGCTTAGGGCTCGCGAAGAAATTCGTTCGTCGCTGGTCAGCGCGGCCGGGCCACGTTCGCGCGTGGTCCGGCTGTTCCACGCAGGGAAGGGGGTCTGATGGCCCGCCATTTTCCGACGCTGACCCGTAACGGATTTGTGCTGCCGTCCAACATTAAAGCCAGTTACGAAGGCGCTGGTGAGGGCCGCCGATCCACTGGCTGGGACGCTCCCGACAATGGGATCAACAGCATCAACACCCCGGCACTGCGCAACCTGCGGTCGCGTTCTCGGGCAGCGGTTCGCAATGATCCGTATGCCTTCAACGTCATCGACAAGCGCGTCAGCAATCTGATCGGCACCGGCATCACCCCTCGGCCGACGACTGACGATGATGCCTTGCGCAAGCTGCTGCAGGAACTGTGGGGCGATTGGGTCGATGAGTCCGACGCCGATGACCGAACCGACTTCTACGGCCAGCAGGCGCTGGTGGCGCGCACGGTGGAAACCTCGGGCGAATGCTTCGTCCGGTTGCGTCCTCGCAGCCTGGATGAAGGCTTGGCGGTTCCGCTCCAGTTGCAGATCCTCGCACCGGAGTTTGTACCGCACGACAAATTCGAATCCACCAAAAACGGCAACGTCATCCGCGCCGGCATCGAGTTCACCCCCGGCGGCAAGCGGGTGGCGTACCACATGTACCTGTCGCATCCGCGCGATGCGGCCTCGCTGAACGCCGGCTACAACCAACTGGTGCGCGTGCCGGCCGCTCAGGTTCTGCACATCTTCGAACCGGTCGAGCCGGGCCAGCTGCGCGGTGTGCCGCGATTATCGCCGGTACTCAAACGTCTGCGCAGTCTCGACAACTACGACGACGCCGTGTTGTTCCGGCAGGAAGTGGCCAACCTGTTCGCTGGTTTCATCAAGCGCCCGGCGCCGGAATCGGGGCAGACGCCCCGCGATCCAGTCACCGGCGCGTTGCTGGATCTGGATCGCGACGGCTTCACCCCGATGGTCGCGCTCGAACCCGGCACGATGCAGGAGCTGGGGGCAGGAGAGGAGGTTGAGTTCTCCAAACCACCAGACGCGGGCAACAACTACCCGGACTTCATGCGGCAGCAATTGATGGCTGCAGCGGCGGGTAGCGGTACGCCTTACGAGATCCTCACCGGCGACATGCGCGGGATCAACGACCGAGCGCTGCGGGTGGTGCTCAACGAGTTCCGACGCCGCCTGGAACAGCTGCAGTTCAGCGTGTACGTCCATCAACTCTGCCGCCCGGTGCGTGCCGCGTGGATGGACATGGCCGTTCTGTCGGGTGTTCTGGTACTGGACGATTACGCACAGAAGCGCCGTCAGTACCTGCGCACTCGCTGGGTGCCACAAGGCTGGGCCTACATCCAGCCGGTGCAGGACGTGCAGGCACGCCGGATGGAAGTACAGGCCGGCTTTTCCTCTCGCAGCGAGATGGTGCTGCGCACCGGCTACGACGCCGAAACGGTCGATCTTGAAAACGCCGCCGATCTGGCACGGGCCACAAAACTGGGCCTCAACTACAACACCCTTGATGCCGTCGAAGACACCGACGACAAGGAGCAACCATGAGCAAGAAAGCGCGACCGCGCATTTACAACCGCGCAGGCAAACGCGTCGAAGTTCAGGACAAGACCTGGTACGCCCTGCAGGCCAGCGGAGAGGCCACCGAGCGAGTGATCGAGGTTTTCGTCTATGGCGAGATCGGCGCGTGGGGCATCACTGCCAACCAGTTCGTGCAGGATCTGCGCGCCATGGATGACGGTGTGTCTCCGGTGATCGCCGCGTTCAACAGTATCGGCGGTGACCTGTTTGACGGTCTGGCCATGCACAACGCGCTGTCACGTCTGGGCGAACGTTGCACCGGACGAATCGATGCGCTTGCTGCCAGTGCCGCGAGTGTCGCCGTGTGCGGTGCACACCGCGTAGTCATCGCGGCGAACGCCATGTTGATGATTCACAACCCATACACCTATGCAGGCGGTGGCGCTGAGGACTTCCGGCGGGTCGCTGATGTATTGGATCAAACCTTGGAGGCGATCATCGCGGCCTATAAGGCCAAGGCGCCCGACATCGATGATGCCGAGCTGCGGCGGATGGTTGATGCCGAAACCTGGCTGACTGCTTACGAAGCGGTGGCTCTTGGTCTTGCAGACGAAGTCGGCGACGGCATCAAGGTCAAAGCATGCCTCGGTCAAGGCGCGGTGTTGCAACGGTTCCAGCACGCTCCGGCTGAGTTGGTAGCGCAGCTCGACGAGCCAACTGAACCAGATCCTGAACCTGAACCGGAACCTGTGGATCCGCCGCTGGTGCCGCCTGTGGTCGACTCGGCCAAGTTGGCACTGATGATCACTCAGCGTTGCACAACGGCGGGCATCAGCAACCTGGTCGAGCCACTGCTCAAGTCCACTCAGCTTGAAAGCGAAGAGATCGTTTTGGCGGGGCTGGCACGCGCCAAGGCGGTGAACGACCTCTGCGTGGCCGCGCGTCTGCCGGAATTCAGCGCCGAGTATGTCGCGGCCGGTCTGGATGCGGCGGCGGTGCGTGCGCGTCTCTTCGACAAGATTGTCACCAGCGGCAAGGGCTTTGAGATCGACAACAGCCTGCCACTGGACGATGACCCGGCACCTAAGGTGCAAGCCAAGAAAATTGATCAGCCATCTATCTGGTCGGCCCGCCAAGCTGCCCACACAGGTAAATCCCATTCCGCTACAGGAGCAAGACGATGACGATCCAACGAGAGCCGATGCATGCAGGTGAATTTCTCCTGTCCGAAGCGGCTGGCACCATTTCCCGCGAGGCAATCAACGTCGCCGCCGGCCCTGCATTAGAGCCGGGGCAGATCCTCGGTTTAGTTAGCCTGACCGGCGAATTTGCCCCGTACAACCCAACGGCCGAAGACGGCAGCGAAAACGCTATCGCCATTCTCTACGGTCCGCTGGGTGAATCGGACGTGGTTCGGCGCGGTCGTGCTGTGGTGCGGCTGGCCGAAGTCAGCGAAGCGCACCTGACAGGCCTGGATCCGGCAGCCGAAAAAGCGCTGGCCACCCACTTCCTGATCGTCCGCTAAAGGCGATCGCCACCAATTATCCAGCCCGCCCTGTGCGGGTTTTTTGTTTTCTGGAGATAGCTTCATGGCTGACATTGAAATCTTTAACGATGACGCATTCTCGGTCTCTTCGCTGACCGCCGCCATCAACGAACAGGAATACCTCCCGGGTCGCATCAGCAGCCTCGGTCTGTTTCAGGAGGAGGGCATTACCACCCTGACGGTCCAGATCGAAAAGGACGGCGACACCCTGGCCCTGGTACCAGCCGGTGAGCGTGGCACATCAGGACTGGTCGTCGGTGGCAGCAAGCGCAATCTGATCCCGTTCAACACCGTGCACCTACCTCAACGCTTCGCCATCAAGGCCGATGAGATCCAAGGCATTCGCGCCTTTGGCACCCGTTCGGAACTGCAAGCCGTGCAGGACGTGGTCAACAAGCGTTTGGGTAAAGCTCGTCGACAGCTCGATGCTACGCACGAATTCCAGCGTATGGGTGCGCTGAACGGCCAGATCCTGGACGCGGATGGCAAAACCGTGTTGCTCGACATTTACAAAACTTTCGGTGTGACCCGCAAAAAAATGTCCATGGGACTCAACAATCCTGACACGGAATTTCGCGTTAAGTGCGGTGAAGCGCTGGATCTGCAGGAAGAACAGCTAGGCAGTATCACCAGCAGTGGTTCCAGAGCGTTCTGCGGTAAGAATTTCTGGAATCAACTCCTGACAAACGTAAAGGTGAAGGAGACTTTCCTCAACACCCAGCAAGCCGCAGCGTTGCGCGGTGATGCTCGTGAAAGCTTCGAGTTCGGCGGCATTGTCTGGGAGCGTTATCGCGGCAAGATCGCTGGTGTGTCGTTCGTCCACGACGATAAAGCATTGCTGATTCCCGAAGGCGTACCCGATCTGTACATCTCGGTGTTTGCACCGGCTGATTACATGGAGACGGTCAACACCGAGGGCGTACCGTACTACAGCAAGATCGAACCGATGCCGTTCAACAAAGGCATGCTGGGCGAGGCTCAATCGAACCCGCTGCACCTGTGCACGCGACCGCTGGCGCAGATCCTGTTGGAGCTTTGACCATGGGCTTTCGCGATCTTATCGCCGAGGTCGATGCGGTGGTGTTCGAAACGCTGGGCGATACCGCACGGATTGAGGGTCGCGAAGAGCCAGTTTTCGGCATGTTCTCCGCGCCTTGGCTGCAGCCCAAATTTGGCAAGCTCAACACCGGTTTGCGCGAGCCGCGCTTCGAGATTCGCGTCAGCGATTCGCAAGGTCTGCAGCAGGGCATGCTGGTCAGCGTTGACTTGCCTGCCTTGGACGGCGGCGGTGACTACGACCTGATCCAGCTCGAACCGAGCGGTGACGGGCTGGTCGCTCTGATTCTGAGGTTACGGCCATGAGCGTCGGCAGCTATTTCAAACCCTCGGCCGGGGGCGGGATGATCTCCATCCAGTCCTCGGCCGCACATTTTCAAGCGTTCCAGGACTTTGCCAAGGTGGTGCCGAAAGCGGCTGCTGCGGCGCATCGGCGCGCGATCAACAAAACGTTGGGACGGTTGCGCACGCACATTGCCCGAGCCGTCAGCCGGTCAGAGCGCATTGCCGTAGCAGCGGTGCGTCAGCGGTTGCGCAGCTATCCAGTTTCCGGCGCGGCCGCGAGCGGCAAATTATGGTTCGGGTTGAACACCATCGAATCCAGCCGGATCGGCCGGGCGCGGCAGACCGGTAGCGGTGTGTCGGTGGCGGGGCGGCGTTACGAAGGGGCTTTTCTCAAGAAGGTCTACGGCAACAAGCCCGACATCTGGATCCGTACGGCCAGCAAGCATTTCAACGCGGACGACTACCCGGACAGCACGGTCTCCCCCGGTCGCGGGCCGAGTTCGGGCTGGGTCGCCGAAAACGGTAGTCGTTTCCCGTTGGCCAAAGCCAAGGTGTCGCTGGAGCAAGCCCGCCCGCATTTCGACAGCTGGGTCAAAAAGGCAGACGAGATCCTGTTGGCGATTCTCAAACAAGAACTCAACTTTGAGCTGCAGAAATACCTCAAGAGGATCGGCAATGTCTGACGAACCGTTCAGCCTGGACCAGCTTTATCGGGCGGTAGAACAGCATCTGCGTGCCCACTTGCCTGGTGTGCAGGACGTCACAACCTGGCCAGACATTAAGGATCGCGTGTTGCTGCCGGCGGTGTTTCTTGAAGTGGCTGAGATCGAGCCGGGTACCGATATCGGCACCGGCGAAACCTCGCTGGTCTGTAAGTCCGAGGCTCGGATCATTGTTGACCCGATCAAGCCGCACCATCATCAACAGGCCGTGCAATTGGCGACCCAGTTGGCGGTGCTGCTGCGTGCGCAGACGTGGGGGTTGGCAGTAGAACCCGCCGAGTTTGTGCAATCGCTGCAGGACTGGACCCAGCCGCACCTGGATGGATACACCGTGTGGCTGGTGGAGTGGACTCAGCAAGTCTATCTCGGCCCGGAGGAATGGCTCTGGCCGGACGAACCGCCGGGGATGTTGCTAATTGGCTTTCAGGAAGACGTCAAAGAGGACTTTGTCCCTGCGGAGGCGATGTGAGCGGCTACGCGAGCGCCCAGCATGACCGCATGATTGCGGGGGCTGTAAAGGCTTGCTACGTGGTCGCGGTGGATCTGTCCGCATCGCCGCCGGTGTGTCGCGTGTCAGACGGCAGTGAATGGGTCAGCGCTTGGGTGCGCTGGCACAGCATCGCCGCCGGCAAGGCAAGGCACTGGCGGGCGCCGTCTTTGGGCGAGCAGGGCAGTTTGATCAGTCCCAGCGGTGACGTGTCACAAGGCACGTTTGTCCCGGGCTTGTATGGCAATGCCGGGCCGCCGCCAGATAATCGCGACCATGTCGAGGTCTGGCGTTTTGATGATGGCGGCTCGCTGGTCTACGACTGGCAGGCCAAGTCTTACACCATCACCCTGCCGAGTGGCACGGTGGCGATCAAGGTCGGCGGCACGAACGTCGTCGTTACGGATAACGCGGTAACGGTGAAGTCGGGAACGATTGATCTTGAAGCGACAGTGAATATCAAAGGGCCTGTCAATATCGACGGCCCGTTATCCGTAACGGGCAACATCGACGGCGCTGGCAACATCATGGCCGCCGGCAACAGCGACAACCACCACAAGCATTAACCCAAACATTCATCCAGCCCGCCAAGTGCGGGCTTTTTCATGCCTGGAGAACCACATGGCCAAGATCGATATGACCTCAACCGATGCGCAAACGTCCTCGGAACCGGCATTGTCATCCTCAACTTACTCATCGCCTGAGTCCTTGAAATTCCGCGACAAGCTCTACACGTCGCGACTGGTGATTGTGCCCGGTACCGACCGTTCCTATCCGGTGGAGAAGGCGACGGTCGTGGTGCCGGCCTCCGACATCGAGGCGGTCAAATTCCTGAAAGCCAGCGACGAATACGAGCCGTTCAAGGAGTGACATCGATGATCGGAATGGATCGCCAGACCGGCCTACCCATATCCGGCATCGAGCACCTGCGCCAATCCATTGCCGACATCTTGAGCACGCCGCTGGGCAGTCGTCGGCATCGCATGGAATACGGCAGCAAGCTACGGCGGTTTATCGATTTGCCCATCAACGAAGGCTGGAAAAGCGCCGTACAGGCAGAGGTCGCACGCGCTCTGGGTCGCTGGGAGCCGCGTTTAAAGTTGGATCAGGTGCGAGTCATTTCCGTCATTGGCGGACAAATCAATTTGCAAATCGTCGGGAAGTACCTGGGCGACAGCGTCACGTTGGAGGTGGCCGCATGAGTACCGTGGATCTGTCGTCGCTGCCAGCGCCGACCGTGCTGGAACCTCTGGACTTCGAAGAGGTTTATCAGGACGGGTTGAGCGTGTTTCGCGGGTACATGGGCGGAAACTGGACGGCCGCGCTGGAAAGCGATCCAGTGGTCAAAGTGCTTGAGGTCGGGGCCTACAACAAGGTCGGCAACCGCGCCCGAGTCAATGACGCCGGCAAAGCGCTGTTACTGGCGCATGCCATTCGCGGTGACCTTGATCACTTGGGCGCAAACGTCAATCTGACGCGCCTGGTCATTCAGGCCGAGGATCTGCTGGCGGTACCACCGGTGCCCAAGGTCATGGAAGACGACGATCCGTTTCGCGAGCGCATCCAGTTGGCCTATGAGGGTTTGACCACGGCCGGCCCGCGTAACAGCTACATCCTGCATGCGCGTAACGCCTCTGGGATGGTGGCAGATGCCACGGCTGAAAGTCCGGAGCCTTGTTACGTCACGGTCACGGTGTTGGGGTTGGACGGGGAGGGCGAAGCGCCGCCGGAACTGCTGGCGACGGTGGCCGCTGCTTTGAATGACGATGACGTGCGACCGGTCGGTGATCGGGTGACTGTGCAGAGCGCAGAGGTGATCCGTTACGAGATTGACGCCATTTTGCACATGGCCAGCGCCGGCCCGGAAGCGGATGCCAGTTTGGCCGAGGCGAAAAGCCGCTTGGCAGCCTGGATCAATCCACGCAAGCGGCTGGGCGTCGAGGTCGCCCGCTCGGCTATTGACGCTCAATTGCACGTTGCCGGCGTTGCCCGGGTTGAGTTGGTCGGGTGGCAGGATCTGGCCCCGACGAAAGCGCAAGCGGCGTTCTGTACGCGCTACAACGTGAGGCTGGCGGGCTGATATGAAAAGTCTACTGCCGCTCAACAGCACGCAACTGGAACGGGCCATGGAGGGCGCGTTCTTCGAAAAAACGATTATTCCTCTGCGCGACCTCTACAACGCTGATACCTGCCCGGTCCATTTACTGCCGCACCTGGCATGGGCGTGGTCGGTGGATCGCTGGGATTACCGCTGGACGGAAGCAACCAAGCGCGCGGCCATCAAGGCGTCGTACTACATCCACAAGCACAAAGGCACCATCGGCGCGTTGCGCCGCGTGGTCGAGCCGCTCGGCTACCTGATCGAGATTGTCGAGTGGTTCAACACGGTGCCTGAGGGCGTGCCGGGCACCTTCGCGCTTAAGGTCGGGGTGCTGGATACGGGAATCACTGAGGAAATGTATCAGGAGCTTGAGCGCCTGATTGACGATGCCAAGCCCGTCACCCGGCAACTGACCGGGCTGGCGATCAGCCTGGAAACGCAAGGCGATTTGAATATCGCCGTGTCCCTCTACGAAGGCGACGAAATCGACGTTTACCCACCCGTCATGCGTGACATTGAGGTCACTGGCAGCTTTGGCGTGGTCGGTCGCGAACACACCATTGATACCCTGGACGTTTATTATGATTGATGCGAATTCGCAGTTTTTCGCGATCCTTACGGATGTGGGGATGGCCAAGCAGGCGAACGCCGACGCGCTCGGCATTCCCTGGCTAATCACGCAAATGGGCGTGGGGGATGCCAACCCGAGCGGGCTGGCTGATCCGCCCAATCCGGTGCCGTCGGCCAGTCAAACTAAGCTGCTCAACGAGTGGCGTCGTAAGCCGCTCAACCAACTGAAGATTGACCCGGTCAACCCGGCGGTGATCATCGCCGAGCAGATCATCCCGGCCGACGAGGGCGGTAAGTGGATCCGCGAAATCGGTCTCTACGATGCAGACGGCGATCTGGTAGCGGTGGCCAACTGCGCGCCGAGCTTCAAGCCGCTGCTGTCGCAAGGCTCGGGCCGCACGCAAATCGTGCGGATGAACTTTATTGTCACCGGCGCAGGGAACATTCAGCTCAAGATTGACCCAGCGATTGTGCTGGCCTCGCGGGCCTACGTCGACGCGGCCATTCTGGAAGTGCTGCCGAAGAATAAGGCGCCGGGCGAATTCACCCGGCTCAAGGTCAACGATCGCGGAATTGTCGTATCGGGTGACAACCCGGAAACGCTCGCCGCCATGGGTATCAAGGACAGCTACACCAAGGCCGAAATCGAGGCGATGATTGCCCAGGCTTCGGCCTTGCCTGTGGGTGCAACGGTCGTTTTTCCGTTGGACAAGGTGGCGCCCGGTTTTCTGGAGCTGGACGGCAGCGTCAAGAGCGTTGCGGTTTATCCCGATCTGGCGGCGTACCTAGGCACGACCTTCAACAAGGGTGACGAGGGCGCGGGCAATTTCCGTTTGCCGGATTCTCGCGGCGAATTCCTGCGCGGTTGGGATCATGGGCGTGGTGTGGATGCGGGCCGTGCTATTGGAAGCTGGCAAAATGCAACTGCTGTCGCGGTTGACGCCGTAGCGTCCAACGGGCTGGCCAAGCAACTCACTACCACCGGCTACAAGCTAGGCGACTACGCGAATATGCGCGGATCGGTCGGGGGCGATCTGCTGACCGAAGGGCCTTACCCTAATGTGGGCATTGTCGTACAGGACAACGACCAGCCCGGCGTCGGCTTTACCATCGGCTCTAGCGTGTTCAGTAGTCAGGCGCTGTTAGGCGCACGGCCACGAAACATTGCTGTCGTGTGGTGCATTAAGGCCTGGAACGCGCCAATCAATCAGGGAAATATCGACATTGCCGCACTCGCGGCTTTGGCGACGCAGGCCACGGAAATCAAGCTCGGCACTGCCAAGATTGCTACCCAGTCGCAGACCGATGCCGGCTCCGATGACGCTACGATCGTGACCCCGAAAAAGCTCCGTTTTGGCTTTCAAATCAGCTTGGGCGCCAATGGTTATATCGCGCTACCGAGCTGGCTTGGCGGGTTTATTTTGCAGTGGGGGTCTACGGTTCTGATTAACAGCGGTTCGTCCGTTTCGGTGCCGCTTCCCCTCGCTTTTCCGAATGCAATTCTGAATGCTTTTATCACGCCAAACGGATCGGGAAACTTTACGTCGGCGTTGTGCGGCGGTGTGAATGCGGCCAGTAAAACGGCGATCACTGTCTATCACTTTTCCGGCGGTGGTGGCGCGGCCAACTACCGTTGGCTTGCACTGGGGAGTTAAAAATGGCGTCTGCCAAAATGTATTACTCGAAAAGCACGGGATGTACCTATCTGGAAGGTATGCATGATGGGCAAATGCCCGAGGACGCGCTGCCTATCAGCAAAGAGCGCTATCAAGCTGTAATCGCAGATCCTGAGCCAGGCATGGTGCGCAGCCATGATGCGGAAGGATTGCCGATTCTGGTTGTGCCGGAAGTAACGCCCGATGAGCTGGTGCGGGATGAGCGGGCATGGCGTGACGCGGAGATTATCCGCATCACTTGGCTGCGAGATCGTCACCGTGACGAAATCGAAATCGGTAGCGATACAACGCAGACCGCTGAGCAATATGCCGAACTACTGGCCTATATCAAGGCGCTGCGAGATTGGCCGGCACAGATTGAGTTTCCTGCCGAAGAGTTTCGGCCGGTCGTTCCCGAATGGGTGGCCAGCCAAACCCCCTAAACGCCCCGCACTTGCAGGGCGTTTTTCATTCCGTTACGCGTAACACCATCACCATCACCATCACCATCACCATCACCCTCACAGCCTCGCTTACGCGGGGCTTTTTCGTTTCCGGAGACTGACCCTTATGAGTTTTTTCCACGGCGTCACGACCACGTCGGTCGACACTGGCGCGCGCACTATCTCGCTGCCGTCGTCATCGATCATCGGTCTATGCGATACCTTCACCCCGGGTGTCCTCGGCCGTGGTACGGCCAAGGCGGGCGAACTGAAGTTGATCACCACCGAGCGCGAAGCCATCGCTGCGTTCGGCGCCGACTCGGCGATCACCAAGGCCTGTCAGGCCATCTACGTCAAAGCCAAGGCGGTGATCGTCGCCATCGGCGTGGCCAAGCTCGAAGACGCCGCGTTGCAAACCTCGGCGATCATCGGCGGCGTTTTGGCCTCGGGTCAGCGCACCGGTTTGCAGGCGCTGCTCGACGGCAAAAGCCTGTTCAATGCGCAGCCACGGTTGCTGATCGCGCCAGGCCACACCGCGACTCAGGCGGTGGCCACGGCGCTCGATAGCTTGGCGCAGAAGCTGCGCGCCATTGGCATCATCGACGGCCCGGGCACCACCGACGAAGCCGCTATGGCCTACGCCGATAACTTCGGCAGTCGCAACCTGTTCATGGTCGACCCGGGCGTCAAGTATTGGGACACCATCACCAGCAAGACCGTCGACGCGCCCGGTTCGGCTTGGGCGGCGGGGCTGTTCGCCTGGACGGATGCTGAATACGGTTTTTGGGCGTCGCCGTCGAACAAGGAGTTGACCGGCATCACCGGTACCGGTCGTGCGGTCGAGTACCTGGACGGCGACGAGACCTGCCGGGCCAACCTGCTCAACAATGCCAATATCACCACGATCATTCGCGACGATGGTTACCGCCTGTGGGGCAACCGCACGCTGTCGAGCGATCCGAAGTGGGCATTCGTTACACGCGTTCGCACGCTGTTCATCCTCATGGACGCGGTGCAGGCCGGGCACAAATGGGCGGTCGACCGCTCGATCACCAAGACCTACGTGACCGATGTCACCAACGGTCTCAACGCGTTCATGGCCGACCTGAAAGCCCAGGGCGCGATCATCAACTTCGAAGTGTTCCCCGACACCGAACTGAACACGGCCAGCCAGATCGCGCAGGGCAAGGTGTATTGGCGCATCCGTTTCACCGACGTGCCGCCGGCAGAAAACCCGAATTTCCTTTTCGAAGTCACCGACCAGTGGATGACCGAAGTGCTTGAAGCAGCCTAAGGGGGGCGTAACCAATGATTCCTCAGACTTTGTACAACACCAACCTGTTCGTCGACGGCGTGAACTTTTCCGGCGACGTGCCGAGCCTGACGCTGCCCAAGCTGACCACCAAGACCGACGAATATCGTGGCGGCGGCATGGCTGGCCCCATCGATATGGATCAGGGGCTTGAAAAAATGGAAGCCTCGTTTGTCACCAAAGGCGTGCGCCGCGAGTCGCTGAAGTACTTCGGCTTGGCTGACGGCACGGCGTTCAACGCCACGTTCCGAGGTGCCTTCAAGGGTCAAAAGGGCGCGGTGACAGCGGTCGTTGCCACCCTGCGCGGTCGCCTCAAAGAGGTCGATCTCGGTGACTGGAAAGCCGGTGATGCTGCCGAGATCAAACACGCCGTTGCGGTCACGTACTACAAGCTCGAAATCGACGGGCGCCTGATGTACGAGATCGACATGGTCGCCGGCATCCAGGTGATCGACGGCAAAGACCAACTCCTCGAAGTGCGCCAGGCGCTCGGCCTGTAAGGAATAGATTCAGATGACTCAAGTAATCGCTAAAAACCTGCCGGCCTGGCTGTCGCTAAGTGCGCTCGGTGCGGTCGTAACGCTGACCCGTCCAAGCAAGGCCAACAGTGTCGACGTCGAGACGTTGAACCTGCGTAACCCTACCGTGCGTGAAGTGCGTGCGGCCAATCGTGCTGCCAACGGCGATGATGAGCAGCGCGAACTGATGCTGTTCGCAGGTCTCGCCGAAGTCGGGCTGAAGGATCTGGAAGGCCTCAAGCTGACGGATTATCGCCGCGTGCAAACGGCGTATTCGCACCTGGTACCGAAAACCGATTATTCGGACTCGATGCCGGCGTGGTTGTCGCTGACCACCGATCAGGTGCTGGTGACGCTGTCGTGCCCGAGCGAGATCAACGGCGTGACCGTCGACAAGCTGGCCCTGCGTTCACCGACCGTGGGCGACGTGCGGGCGGCCAACCGTGAAGTGGGTGGCGATGACGAGCAGCGCGAGCTGGTGTTGTTTGCCGCGTTGTCCGGTGCGTCTGTCGCGGATCTGGAGGGGCTGAAGCTGGTGGATTTTAACCGCTTGCAGGCCGGCTATTTTCGCATGGACAACGACGACGGGCTTTAACCCCAGCGTGATCAAGTCGGCGGCGAAACGTCTGGCGGCGGAAACCGGATTTTCCGCCGCCGAGATCCAGTCGATGCCGTTCGCGGAAATGGTGTGGTGGCTCACGGATTGAGCCGCCCCGGTAGTGCTGGGCACATGAGGGCCATCACATGGCAAACAAAATCGCCCTCGGGCTGGTGATCGGCGGCGCCGTCAGTTCCACGGTCGGCGCCGCGTTCAAGGATGTGACCGGGCGTATCAAGCGCCTCGAGGCAGAAGGCAACAAAGCGCGCGTGCTGCAGCGCACGATTGGCGACACCATCCGCTTGCGCGAAGAATGGAAGAAGGCTCACGACACCGGCGCGGCCGGTGCGTCCAAATTACTCAACCGTTTGAACTCGAACCTCGACAGCTTGAAAAAGCAGGGGATCGAGGTCGGCCGGTTGGAAAAAGCCTATCGCTCGATGGGGCAGACGGCCAACAAGGCCGAGCTGAAAGCCAAGGGGCATCAGCAGATCGATTCTGGCGTAAAGGGCATGAAGGGCGCCGTCGGTGCGGCGGTGGTCGGTGTTGGTGCCATGGCGGTACCGGCCAAGGTCAGCGCTGATTTTGGCGCGATTGTGCGGGATATCGCGATCAAGGCCGGCATTGCCAACAAGCCGCAAGAGCAGGAGATGTCGCGCAAGATCATCGACACTTCACGCGACACCGGCATGGCGCGCAACGATGTGGCCGACGTGGTCAATCAGTTGGTCGGCGCCGGTATGGACCTGAGCAAGGCGCTGGAATACGCGCCTGTCGCGGCCAAGTTTGTCGTGGGGCAAGGATCCAGCGGCGTCGACACGGCGAAGATGATCAACGCCCTGGGGCAGAACGCCGAGATCACCGACCCCAAGCAGATGCAGCAGGCGCTGGAGGCGATTGCTTATCAAGGGCAGGCGGGCAGCTTTGAAGCGGCCGACATGGCCAAGTGGTTTCCCGAACTGCTGGCCAACATGGCCAGCAACGGCATCACTGGCTTGGACGCGGTGACGCAACTGGGCGCCATGTTACAGGTGCAGATGAAGCAGGCCGGCAGTTCGGATGAAGCGGCCAACAACCTGAAAAACTGGATGGGCAAAATCGGTTCGACCGACACGGTCAAGGCCTACGAAAAAGCCGGTATTGATTACAAGGGATCGATGCAGACCGGTTTGCAAAACGGTATGTCCACGCTTGAGACCAGCATGGCGCTGGCTCAGAAATACATTCAGGCGACCGATCCGGCGCGTGCGGCGAAAATGGCCGAGGCCACGGCAAAAATCAGCGAGCAAGCCGACCCTGAAAAGGCCAAGGCCATGATGGCCTCGCTGGAAGAATCCCTGCGCACCGGCGACCTATTCGCCGACATGCAGGTCAAGGCCGCGCTGTCGGCCTACATGCAGAACAAGGCGCTGTACAGCCAGCTCAAAAACGATTCGCGTGACGCGACCGGGATCCTCGACAAGAACCTTGCCGAGCGGCGCGAGTCGTCATCGCAAAAATGGGCGGAAATGGCCCAGTCGATGGATGATGCCATGCGCAGCATCGGCGATGCGCTGCGCCCGGTGACGGACACCGTGGCCGAGTCTTTGACCAAGGTTACTAAAGGCATTACGTCGCTTACGGATAGCGCGCCCGGGGTAGTTGCCGGTATCGCCACGGTCGGAGCAGGGCTGATCGCCTTAAAAGGTATCATCAGCACGGTCAAGATCGGCAGGGGGCTGTTAAACCTTGCGCGTGGGTCGCGCGGTGGTCGGGGTGGGAGCGAAACCCGCAATAAAGATTCCGGGGAGCTTGATCTGTTAGCGACTGGCCTGGATGTTGTTTCGCGGGTGAAGGAAGCGGCTACAGGCGGTGGCCTTGGTGCTGCAAATGATGCAGGTAACGACGGCGTCCAAAAGGTTTTCGTCGTTAATGCCGGCGCTATGGGTGGCGGTGTGGATGTGTCGGGCGATTCGCGCCGACGTGGACGTGGGTCAAGGCGCAGCGCTCGGCGCCGGTCGTTGCCGAGTTCGAGAGGTCCTCGCCCATCTGTTCCTCGTCCCCCTGTTTCGATCCCGTCGCCATCAGTCCCTTCCGTTCCAAGTGGGGCATTGTCCAAGCTCGGCGTCGTCGCAGGCACCGTCGGTAAGGTCGGCAAGGCGGCCAAGGTCATTCCTGGCGGCACGCTGCTGGAGTCCGGCGCGATGGCTTTTGAAACCTTTCAAAACGCCAAGACCAAGGACGAAAAAGCCGAAGGTTACGGTTCGGCCGCGGGCAACCTGGCCGGCACCATGGCCGGTGCAGCAGCAGGCGCCGCCATCGGTTCGGTTGTGCCGATCATCGGCACGGCTATCGGCGGCATGATCGGTGCTTACCTGGGCAGTCAGGGCGGTGCGGCGCTGGGCGGGTCGTTGGGCAAGTCGTTGTTCGGTGGTGAGGATGAAAAGCCCGAACAAACGGCAAAGGCGCCGGTGCCAGTCACGCCGCTCATGATTGCGTCAGCGGGCCAGCAAGGTCCGGTATTGGGGGATGTCGCGCGCTCGATGACGGTGACGGCGCCGCTCAAGTCGGCGGCGCTCGCCATTCAACCCAAGGAGCCAGAAAAACCGGTTCCGGCCAAGGTGGATCAGCAGTTTCAGTACTCGCTGAACATGCCGGTCACGGTGCAGGGCGACGTCAAAGACCCGCAAGCTTTGGCGCAGGATCTGATGCCGCACATGCAGCGAATGATGGCGGATGCGGCGAAGAGTAACGCCGCCAAGCTGTACGACGAACCCCATGTCTAAGGAGGTTTCATGGCTTACATGGAGCAAATGCAATCGAGCCTGAAGTATTTGGTCGAGGCAGCGGAAACCGGGCGGCGCAGTGCTGACGGCATGCTGACCCCGGTCAACGGCGCGATCCGCGAACTGACCGGCGCCGCGTCCGAGCTGGAGAACATCCCGTTTGTAGGTCCGGCCGTCGGCGCCAAACTTCAGCGAGTGATGCGCGGCGTCGACGCGGCTCAGGCCAAGGTCGGTCAGGTGGTAGCGGTGTACGGCCGCGCCACCCGCGCGGCGGCTGAAGTGCAGGATCGGCTGGGTACTTTGAAGGAGCAGGCGAGCAAGGCGGCCACGGCGATCAACAATGTCGCCGGCAAGGTCAGTCCGTCGCTGGCCAACATCGTGCCCACCAGTTCCTTTGCCGGGGAGGCCACGCCGGCGCCGGAGGCGGTGAAGCCATTCCCGCACTTGATGATCATTCAGCCGCGCGAACCGAAAATTGAGCCGTATTACTTCAACCTGGACACGGCAGCTTTCGACGAGCTGAGCCGTTCGACCGAATTCCGCTGGGCTTCGCAGGAGCGGCTGACGCGCCGGCCGGCGAAGCAGGCCATCGGTATGGGCGATGAAAAGTTGACGCTCAAGGGCACGATCTATCCGGGCTTCAAAGGCGGTTTAAAGCAGCTCGACACGCTGCGTTCCATCGGGGCCAGGCTGCAACCGCTGACCCTGACCACGGGGTATGGCGAAGTGATCGGGACGTGGTGCCTGAAAAACATCAACGAGGAACAGTCCGCGTTGCTGCACGGCGGGATTGCGCGCAAACAGGGTTTTACTTTGGAGTTTGAACGCTATGGCGACGACATGCAGGACGTCTGACGGCGACATGCTCGATGTCATTTGCAACAACGTTTACGGCCATCTGAATGGCAGCGTCGAGGCCGTGCTCGATGCCAATCAGGGACTGGCCGATGAGCCTCAGCCGTTCCGGTCGGGCGTGATTATCGTCCTGCCGGATCTGCCGATGCCAACTGAAGAAGGCATCTCGCTTTGGAATTGATGAGCTATAGTCGATGTGTAGCCCTTGTTACACCTGCAGCTACAACCCCTTCAAAACCCGCTTCGGCGGGTTTTTTTATGGAAAAAATATATGACACCCGTATTTCGAATCGTCGCCGATGGGGCTGACGTCACGGCAAAAATCAATGATCGGCTGTTGCAACTGCGTACCTCGGACAAACCGGGCATGGAGTCCGACGAGTTTGAGTTGCGTATCGACGACCGTGATGGGCAAGTGCAATTGCCTCGTCGCGGCAGCTCAATCGAGATTTACCTGGGGTACGCCGAAACGACCTTGGCGCGCATGGGCAGCTATACCGTGGACACGGTCGAGGTGTCAGGCCCACCCGATACGATCGTGATCAAGGGCAAGGCCAGCGACATGCGTGGCAGCGGCAAGACCATCCGCAGCGGAAGCTGGGAAGACGTGCCGTTGTCGAAGATCGTGGCTGACGTGGCCGCGCGTAATGGCTGGACGCCGGTGTGTCCGGTGTCCACCAAGGTCGCCCGGGTCGACCAGCTCAACGAGTCCGATTTCAATTTCATCACCCGGCTGGCAAAACAATACGACTGCACGGCCAAGGTCGCCGACGGCAAGCTGTTGGTGATGCCACGCCAGGGTGGGCAGACAGCCAGCGGCAAGGCGTTCGGCGCCATTACCCTGACCCGACGCGACCTCAGCCGATGGCAATTCAGTCTCGGCGATCGCAACTCGCACAAGGCGGTGGCCACCAAGCATCAGGACAAAAAGAACGGCATGCTCGCGGTGGTCACTATCGACAACGATGACGCACCGGATGGCCTGCCGGCAGTCCATACCGACCGCCATATCTACCCGAACAAAACGGCTGCAGAAGCGGCGGCCAAGGCCCGTCTTTCAGCGTTCAACCGCTCGACCGCTGATGTGCGGCTTGAGATGCCCGGCCGGACGGACATCTTCGCCGAGCGCCCCATCATCGCTCAGGGTTTCAAGGTCGGGCTTGATGGTGAGTACCTGGCGGATTCGGTCGAGCAGGTATTCACCCAGTCCGGCTGGTCCACCACGGTCGAATGCAATGCCGGCAAAGCCGGTAAATCCAAGGGCAAGAAAAAGAAAGGACCGAAATCACCCCTCAAGGTAGTGAACATCGAGAAGCAGTAGTCGCATCCCATCGCCGCCTGAGTGCGGTTTTTTTACGTCTGGAGTTTGTATGTCCATCACTGAACAACAGCTGCAAAGCATCATGCCCAACGCCCGCCGCCAAGCGGGCGTTTTTGTTTCCGCCCTCAACGCAGCCATGGCCCATCGGCAGATCAACACGCCGAAACGCCAAGCCGCGTTCCTGGCGCAAGTCGGTCACGAGTCGGGTCAGCTGCAGTACGTCCGGGAACTGGGCGGCGAGCAGTACCTGAGCAAATACGACACCGGCAACTTGGCTGCGAAACTGGGCAATACGCCGTCAGCGGATGGTGATGGTCAGCGCTACCGCGGTCGCGGTCTGATCCAGGTCACCGGCCACGACAATTATCTGCGCTGCAGCTTGGCGCTGTTCGGTGACGAGCGATTGCTGCGCACGCCTGAACTGCTGGAGCTGCCGCAGTGGGCCGCCGAGTCGGCCGCGTGGTTCTGGTCCGTGAATGGGCTGAACGCGCTGGCCGATCAAAACGAATTCAACACGATCACCCGCAGGATCAATGGCGGTCTCAATGGCCTGCAGGATCGGTTGGAGTTGTGGGGGCGGGCGAGGGCGGTGCTATGCGTCTCGGCGAACTGATCCCGGCGCCGTATCGGCTGCTGGCCAAAGGTGTGCTGCTGGTCGTCTTGGTCAGTGGTTCTGCGTCCATTACCTGGCAAGTACAGGATTGGCGCTACGGTAAACAGCTGGCAGAGCAGGCCCGACTCCACACCGAAACCCTCAACCAACTGAATCTGGCCTCGGCCGCACAGCAGCGTGCCGAACAGGACAAACGCCTCGCGCTCGAGCAGCGCCTGGCCACCAGTGAACAAACCCATTACCGAGCCTTGAGTGATGCCCAACGTGATCAAGGTCGCCTGCGCGACCGCCTTGCCACTGCTGATCTGCGCCTGTCAGTCCTACTCGACGCCACCACCGACGCCGGCAACAGATCGGTGTCAGCCACCACCGCCACCGGCGGCCTGGTTCATGGCCCCACAAAAGCCGAACTTGACCCAGCGCATGCTCAACGAATTATCGGCGTCACCGATGACGGCGACCGGGGGCTGATTGCCCTCGCGGCCTGTCAGGCATACGCCAAAGAAGTCTCAACACCGAAGTGAAAAAAGAGCGGCCGGTCTGTATGCGTCAACATCCAGACCGACCGCCGTCCCTGCAGATTGTCCCTGCAAGTCCAGCCAAGGCTCTTGCTCCGTGCACAAAGCGCGGCGAGCCTAGCACCTGTTTATCCATACAGTAAAGGTCTTGCTTTCATGTCTACACCCATCATCCCTTGGATGGGCGGCAAGCGCCGCCTGGCCGACCGCCTCATTCCGCTTTTTCCGCCACACGAATGCTACGTCGAAGTCTTTGCCGGCGGTGCCGCACTCTACTTCATGAAGCCCCAGCCATCGCCGGTCGAAGTCCTCAACGACATCAACGGCGACCTGGTCACGCTTTACCGCGTCGTACAGAACCACCTCGAACAATTTGTGCGCCAGTTCAAATGGGCGCTCAGTTCGCGACAGGTGTTCGAATGGCAGAAAATGACCCGCCCCGAAACCCTCACCGACATCCAGCGCGCCGCCCGATTCTTTTACCTGCAGCACCATGCCTTTGCTGGCAAGGTCTCGGGTCAAACGTTCGGCACGGCGACCACTGCCCCGGCCATCAACCTGTTGCGCATCGAGGAAAACCTCTCGGCTGCGTGGCAGCGCTTGTCCGGCACCTACGTCGAAAACCTCCCCTGGCTTGAATGCGCAGAACGCTATGACCGTGCTCACACCTTCCATTACATGGACCCGCCTTACTGGCAGACCGCGGGTTATGGGGTGGACTTTCCGTTCGAGAACTACGAGCGGATGGCCGACTTCATGCGCCGCTGCAAAGGCAAGGTGATGGTCAGCATCAATGACCATCCGGACATCCGCCGTGTGTTCGACGGTTTCCACTTCGAGACACTGGACATCCGCTACACCACATCCAACCAGCGGCAAGGCAAAGCCGAGGTGAGCGGTGAGCTGGTGATCATGAACTGGGCGCCAGAATCGTTGGGCGGCTTGTTTTGAGGAGTCTCGGGCTTACTTACTCCGTCCGGAGCGGGGTGGCGCACTCCGCTCCGATAGCGAAGCGCCACGATAGTGCTGCTGGCTCAATTGCGTTAAAACTCGAAGGCATTGATCAGTGGCAAAGGGTTCGACAGATGTCCCATGGCTTAGACGTTCCCATCACGCATGAATATCGCGGCCATAAGCTGGTCGTAAAATTTGATTGGAATAGGCCAAACGATCCATCGCCGACAGCGGCGCATGTGCTGGCGGAGAGCGGAGTACATGGTCTCGCCGACACGGTCGCCGAGCTGCCAGGACCATGGCCGGATTATCCTTGTGCACTTGCTGACGCGATGGCGGCCGCAGAACGCTGGATTGACAGTCAGTTACCCTAGCAACCGGTTGTCGGTCCGAGCAGTCGTATATTTTGAATAGTGTCATAATGATGTCATGTGGGAGCAGAGATGTGTGCTTCCTCCATCCATACAGTGTGACTCCATGCTCTCGACCGATGATTTTCGATTCAATGCCCATCACTTGTTGCTCGACCTCGATGCAACCACCAATCACCTCATGATGCTGGTCGTATCGCACGAAGTCAGTGGCAGTCGATGGGAAGAAGCGTTGGTTCGACAGCAGCGAGCCTATGCCGCGTGGGTCTCCATCCTTCCAGGCATTCAGATCGACCCGATGCCTGTGCTCGACGGCCGAGCGGCTGACGGGATCACCACCGTAGCTGAGTGACAAACTCAACTTCGATCATTTACGCATGATCTTCCTCCCAGACGACTGTGACGGACGCCCGCCATTTCACGTCGGTCACGCCGAAACGCTCCGCCATCGGTTTAGAAAAACGCTTCAGTGGTGGACGCCCCGGCTTGGGTATCGGAGCAAGGCCCGCATCACAGCTCGCCCACTGCCAGGCCTCCGCGTTGTTCATCAGCTTCGTTCTGATGACGAAGCTTTTTGGCTCACCGTGGAGTTGATAATCGATGACGTACAAATCAGCTGGCTTCACGAGACCTCCTATTGCTCATGAATAAGTGATTTTGCGCGGTGAAGAAAATTCAGAGAAATTGTCCGACGATCATTAACGCCATCGGTAGGTCAGTGTTCGCGGTGAGCAAGATTGCGACGAGTCAGCAGTCGACAGACGAAGTTCTATCACCCGCGGCCGTTCGCTCCAGTTCGAGAGGCGTGACGCAATGGATCAGTGCTTCCAGTAGCGCGTCGGTGCGAACCAAGCTGTTCGGATGATCTTTCTCAATTGCCCTGATCGGCATGCTGGACACCAGCGCATCGCCGGGGTCTTGCACCAGGCTCACCCCACCGGCCGCCCGCACAGCGGCCGCCCCGGCGGCGCCGTCTCCGTCATTGCCGGAAAGGATCATGCTGATGACTCTTCTTCCAAACACCGCCGCGGCAGTGCCAAACAACCGATCCACGACAGGCTTGGAGAAATGCAGTTTTGGTCCATCACTGAGATGCATAAGCCCCGGTTCAACCACTTCAAGATGTCGTCCTGGCGGGGCCACGTAGACACGACCCGCTTCGACGCGGACGCCTTCGTCTGCGTAGGCAACGGGCAGGGCTGACCAAGAATCGAATATCGATGCAAGCAATCTGGGGCTGGAGGAGCCTGTGTGCACAACGATCAATACGGCAGCAGGGAAGTCTGCAGGCAATCCTGAAAGGATCTGACGAAGAGGGCCGAAGCTGCCCTCCGATCCACCGATCACTACGATATCTCTCACGGTATCCATGTCACTCGTACGCTCTGTCTTTATGAGTGGATCAACAGCGTCGGCCAAATGTTCCAGACTGCGGCGAGAATTTGCGGGTGAAAGAATTGCAAGACAGCAGGGTGACGATGTCTCAGATCATAGGTGAGTGATTCTCGGTGTCCGCTTTGCTGCCACCGATGGGCCGATTACACAGCCAAAAACCGCTCATAACTCCACGGTGAAACCCTTGAGACCGATGCTGTCGGCGAAACGGCCCACCGCTGTCAGGCTGGCCCAGGTGCGCAGCCGCTCACGCCGCGAGCGCACCGGCACCCAGCGTGCGCCGCTGCCGTCCAGGCGGATCGACAGGCCCCAGTCGGAGCCGCCATCGATCCTGGTCACAAGGCATTCGCGCACCGCGTGTTGCTCGACCAGGGCGCGCAGCACCTCTTCATGAATGCCTTCGCCGATCATCTATTCAGTTCCCGCTGACGCGCCTGCAAAGCGCGGTCGAAAATCAGGTACATCCCTTCGATGGCCCCGAGGTTGAGTGCTTTCACCGTTTCAATGCCCAGGGTGAAACCTTCGGCTCGGTCGGCGGCGTGCAGCGTGTCGGCCAAGGTGCTTGCCTGGACGATGCCAGCGAGCAACTTCAGCGCTTGCGCGTGCACAGAACGCGGCAGGTTAAGTGCGGAAAATTCGTCGTGGTCAATCATTGCCAGTGCCATCCATGCGGGGTATCCGGTTGCTCGAGCGCCAGGTCGTGCTGCTCGACGTCGATAAGCAGCCAGCCGCCAGTCGGTTCGTTAGACCCATCGATTATGAGCCCCTGCATCATGGTTCCATGCGGCAGCATCACCCGCAGCGCGTTGGCCTCTTTGGGGCCCTGCAGGTAATGCTGCAGTTCAACGCGGACGCGACCGGAGCCCACGTTAATGAGGCGCACCGGGCATTCAAGACTGGTGAGCTCGGCCGGCTCCTGCCCTTGATAGCGGGCCAACACCGTGACAGTGGCCAGACCTTCATAAACGCACATGGGCATCCTTTAAATAATGAGTGGCCGCAGCAAGCCACGCGGTAGGAGGATGGTAGACCAGTCTTGGCACGCCTGGTTTCCGAGGTACCAACAAAAGGCCCCCGTACCTGGCACGGGTGTGGGGGCCTGTTGAACATAAGCGGCGTTCTATCCACTAGTGGCCAATAGCCGCAATAGGTCATAATTAGTGTCTCGCGCATTTGCGCACTTCAACCCGACCGACGGTCATTCCAGTCGCCCCTCTGAATTGAACCAGCCTTTTTCTGGTGCAATCCATTGGTCACGGAGGGCAATTTATGAAATGTATGTGCTGGATTTGTTGGGAAAGTGCAAAGCTTCAATATGAAGTGGGAGACTGGCAGGTTATCGACTGTTCTGCCTGTGGCCGCTATTTCATTAGCAGGCAACTCATGCAAGAGAATGTAGGAAAGACGCTCGACGTGAAGGCTACCCGACAGCTCATCGTCGACGCAGTGTGCGCTGGGGTCATCCCGGCGATCAGCGATGGAACGGCTTATTTCACGTCGTCACGTAAGCACGTAGTGTGACTCTAAGGCCAGAAAAGCTGGCCAGCCGGATTCATGTCTAGATTGCGACGGTGTACGCTGAGCTGCGCTACTGAAGCTCGTGGGGCTGACCTTGCATTTAGCCCGCGCGCCGCCAGCCAAGACCTCCCCTTAAGACTTCCGTAGCCGCATGATCGCGTCTGTGATCGCTGCTGCGTTAGTGTCCAGCGTTGCCAAGGCCACGATTGCGTTATCGGCAACATCATCTGCACCAGCTCCCGATATCCACTGGGTAATCTCTTCTATCGCCGCACCCAGCGCATGCTGGTTGTGCAACAACAGTGTCAGCGCATCGGCAGTGGTGATATTGGAATCTGCATTATTTGGCAT